TGTATCTTTTCCTTGGGGGTACGAGTGGAATGTAGAAAGTCATCAGCGTGTGATCTTCATCAGCTTGCAACACTCCTTCATTTCCTGATCCGTCTGCTTGCAGGTCTGCAATAGTGTCACAACCCGGAATTACTGTCCATGTTGATCCATCATCAGAATCTTCAAGCCTGCAAGTCGCAATGAACGGTCCATCAGAAACAAGTTGATCGAAAAGGATATTGAACACGCAAAGCCCGCCAGTGAAACCATTGGTGTCTACGTTGTTCACTGTTGTGCTTGACCCTCCACCATTGGTTTGCCTTTGCATACACAACACTGGCTTGATTGAATCGAATTTGTACATGCTATGACTTTCCTTTGGCTTTGAATATCTTTGAGTTTGGTCTCTTCGTGTTGAGAGTCGTTGATTGTGCTTGGCCGTTTGTTCGACCGATCAGAACAGCACTGCACGCAAGGGTGTTTTTCCCTGCTCCTCCCGAGCCACTTGTATAAGTGACCTTGAAATATCTTTTTCGATCTGCGTCGAGAGGCACGTCAAACACGACATCAAGGTTGTCATCATCTTCGTCAAGAGCAACGCCTTGCCCGCCATCGATGTCAAGGTCTGTGACATTCATGAATGTAGTGTAGTTGGAATTGTCATCGGACTCTTGCAGGAAGCACTTTGTTGTCGTTCGACCCATGTTGCCCGTTTGCAAGAAGATAATGCAGCGACCGCCTGAAAATCCTTGCGAGTCGATGACCTCTGAAACTGGTGGAGTTGTGTTCAAGCCAACTGTCACAGGTGAAATGTGTCCGATTACTTGGAACTGGTCAAACTGGTTCATGGATCTCCTTGAAATGCAGAGGCAGGGCTTTCACCCTGCCCCTACTTATTTAGGCAGTCGCATCGGGGATGCGAAGAATCTGTGAACAACCACGTTCGGCAATGGTACTCGGGGAGTGACCATCATTAGCACGACTGAGCAATGCCACACAGGCCATTGCAATTCCATTCGTGCCGTTGCCGGCAGTAATGTTCATCTTCAAGAACTGTTCGACCAGCTGACAATTAACATCGAACATGAGAACGACACCATCAGTGGTGTCGAGTTGTGTTGATGCCGCATTGGCAATGGTTTCACTTGTTCCACCGATCAATCCAGTGACATCACTGTAAGTGCCACCAGTGGTGGAGCATTCGGTCACCTTGAGAACTGTAGAGGCAACATCAGTCGCCCCAACAGTCACGATGAAAGTGCAGTAGTCGAACCCAGTGGTATCGACTGCAATCATTGTGGCTGCTGTATTATCAATAACAGCAGGACGAATCGCTTGCACTGCTTTGAAATCTTGTGCTTGAATCATTTCAAATTCCTTTCGTTCAATTACGAGGCCGGGCCGAGCTTCATTGCAACGAGCGGGCCAGCTTCTGAGCTAGTTCCGGGCGAGTGCAGGTTGAAGTCGAAACGCTCGGTTCCCCGAACAACGATCTCGTCCTGCTCGAAAGCGTTCAGAGCCGAATCACTGAATGAGATGGTGTTGCTACGACGATCGCCAAAGCACGTTGCGAGTGCCATATCACCGAAGATGATTGGGTACTTCAGTGGCATAGCAGAGTCACCATCAGCAGTGCTGAAGGTAGGCATGACTTGCGTGAACTCGACAGGGTATCCGAACAGGTTCGGGCTGTACTTCTCGTTCAGCAGTTCGCCGCGAGTTGAACCACCAGCAGCAGTCACGAGCTTTTCTGCAACGCCGTGGAAGATCGACTTGTGCATGTAGAACTTTGCACGAGGCGTGTCAGCGTATGCAGGAAGCAAAGCCATCAACGAATGCAGATCGCCGATACCGATTTCAGTGGTGTCGTCGGTTCCGGTTGCAGTCGTGAAGATGCCTGCATTGCTCGACACGTTGTTGATGCCGTTAATGATGCCGACAATGTTTCCGAACGTGCTTGACCCGTCACCGAGGAAGCCACATTCGTCTTCCTTGAGCGCGAAACTGTAAGCCACTTCACCGGCCACAGAATCTCCGAGGTTGATGAGGCTATCCTCATTCAATTCGTTGGAGATCGTGGTCAGCACCATGAGCTTCTTCGCAACAAGGTTGACCTGCTGGAACGTCTGAGTGGTCTCAGATCCGGCAGTTGCTTCGCCCACGAACGATGCCGTGAGAGTTGCGCTTCGCTTCGGAATGCGCTTGGTGTCAGAGGTCATTGGCTCGATCTTCGCGTTGCGACGAAGAACACCATACTCTTCTCGAAGGCTGATCAGCGTGTCTGCGAACTGTTCAGGCACAAGGAAGCCACCTGCACTGTTCACACTTTCGAGATGCGCCTTGGTTTCGATGCCGCGATTAGCGCACCAGTCCATCGACTTCTTGTGTCCCATGCAAGCAGCAGCCCAACGGCCAAACTTGTACGCTTCGAGTTCAGGGTCGCCGCTTGCAACCTTGATCTGGCTCATGTGCTTGAGGCTACCCCATCGCACCATGCCGTCACGATCGTTGTTGATTCTCATATCGAGTCCTTTGCTTTTCACATTCTTGTTTGCTGCAAGAGCCTTTGTGACTGCTTCGGAAACTGCTGCTTCGATGTCGAAAGACTTTGAGCCTTCTTCTTCATCTTCTTCAGCCTTTTCTTCTTCGTCGTCGGCCATTGCCTTTTCTTCTTCTTCGTCCTCACCCATTGCTTTCGCATCTTCGTCTTCTTCATGTTCCATCTTCTCAGCGGCGGGAGCCACTTCGATGGACATGTCGATGCTGTCGGGGTCGATTGGGTTGCCTTCGGAGTCCATGATCTGAACGTCCTTCAGGTACAACGCTTTGACTCGCGGAAAGTCTTCCGCACCCGATTCATCAAGAAGAACCTGCAGATCCTTCTGGATCTCGGGCATTGTTTTCTTGTGCATTGATTTGTTCCTGTGTTTGTGTTTGAGTCTAAACGCTTGGGCTTGCTTCTTCTGTGTGTTCGGCTTGCGCCACCACCTTTGTGTCTGCTTGCCACACGTCACTTGTTCAGTCGAGCTTGCCCATCTTCTTTCGGATGGTCCGTTCAACCTGTTTCAGAATCACTTGTTTGGCACACACTGGAGCCTTCAATTCGATTCGATGTTTCTTTGTGATACGCACTTGGGCCTTCGGTTCGTTGACTTCGAATCCAAGGAACCTCTTGCACTGCATTGGTGTCACGATGCCTTTGCCGACAGCAGTCACGAGCGCGTCTTGGTTAGCCGGCAGCGGAGCGATCGAGACCTCAAGCAGTTTCCATTTGTTGAAAACACGCTTGATTGCAGGGCCAAACTTAGTTCGATCCGCCTTCGAGGCCATACGCGATCCGCCTTCTTCTGCAACGAACCCGACCGACACGCCTTTGACGATGTCCTGTCGCACAAGTGCCTCAATGAATTGCGGAAAGAAGTCGCCTTCATAGCCTTCGGGCCTTTGTGCGAACTCAAGTTCACCTGTCACTGCATTGTCATCACGCTTGATGTTTGTGACTTTGCCCACAGGCTGGTCGTATTCGTGATTGTAGAACAGCACTGGGTTCTTGTCGTAATCGACTGTGTTCATGCCTTGCGGGATCAACACCTCGCCGTCACGGTCCACGCTGTCAGTTGTGAGCTTCGCAATGATTGCTCCGCCCTGTTCTTTCACTTCTGTGCTGAGTGTTTTCACTTGCATCGTCATGCTTCTTTCATCGGCAATGAACGCCTTCATTCAACAGGGTTGGATCACGGAACGTCAGGTATAAGTGTGCATCGACAGTTGGGATGCAGTGGCGGGCTCTTCACAGAAGCATAGTCAAATTTCATCATGCCGCCTTGTTTGCCTGTGAGGCTGTCGCCTTGGCTGAAGAAAGGTGTATCGATCGATTGCATCTTGACTGACATTGCGTCACAGAACTGACATGGGCTAGGTGCAATCTCCCACTTCATGTGCGTGACACCAGCTTCCTTCCATGCAGTGACTTGTCCTTCATTCAGCGACCTGCTCGATTCTGTTCTTGCAATGCGTTCGGCACGCCACTTGACTGCTCGATCGCCATCTCCGTCTTTCTCAAAGTAGTTCTGAACGCGCCTTGTCAGTGTGCTGATCGACTCCCCGGTTTCAAGGCCGTCACCGAGAATCTGTTTCAACATGTGCTCGCTTGTGATTCTGCCTTGCTTGCTCAAACGCACAGCCTGTTCGCGGATCTGCCTGTTGACTGCATCGACACGAATTTCAGGATCGAGCATCGCACCGATTGCCCCAAGACCTGCCGACACACCAAGTTGTGCAACGCGCCGCAAGTAGTTCTCGATCCCAAGGGGAAGCGTTTCAGAGTTCAGTGCGATGTTGTGTTGCATCTGTGCGACTGCTGCTTGTGTGCTAATCAGTGCCGGGCCACTGAGGTCCTTCATCGAATCAAGCAAGATTGATCGCAGCCACTTGTCATAGTCATTTCGATATCTTCCGAACGCTTGTGCGCTAGTCACGACAGTTGGATCAGGCGTTGCGGCCTTGGTGTGCATGATCGGCGCAATGCAGTCAATGAACGACTGACTGACGGTGACTGATTTGTTGCAGCAGGTTTCACACATTACTCTTCTTCGACTTCAATCGCTTTGCCTGTAGCGTTTTCAATCTCTTCGATTTTACGCTTCGCCCAAGCAGCCCCGGCCGCCTTTGATTCGTTTGGATCTCCGCCCCACAACAGCCATGCAATGACTCCGGCACTTGGATAGTCTTTGTGGTCTCTTTGTGCTGCGGGTGCTTGCAAGTCAACACGATGGCGCTCGAAGAAGGCATGCATGCGCTTGATGGTTTCCGGACTTAAGTTCTCGCGGTTCTTGATATCGCGTGCTCTCGACACACCGATCTGTGTTCCGCCTCGCTTATACTCCCTGCGCATTTCAAGACCACGTTCAGCAAGGTTGGCCATCTGCTCTGTTGGTTTCGTGTCAACATCTGCAATTGCCTTTGAGTGTTCGAGTCCTGTGATGTCAGTGTACTCGTCCATCTCCCCGCAGGGCATGTAAAGCGTTTCGCCGTTCTCGCCTTCGTGTTCGTGAAACCCTTCACAGCCCAATTCAGCAGCACGTTCGAGTGCCTCTTCCTTTGTTGCGAAGATGTCCATCTGTGTTGTTTCGTATGCCTTGCGCCGCAAAGCGTTCTGTGCAAGTACAACTTGCGACATCACCATCTCTTCAGCTTCTTCATCGTCAATGCCCATGTGCTTCACGATGGAGATTGCTGCATGTGGTGCAATGGTTGCATCCGCAACACCAGTCAGCACGCCTTGCAACTCCACAACATTGAATGACTTGTCATGCTCCTCGACAACGTATTCATAGTCCTGTTCCTCGACTTCCAATTGAGGTTGTTGCTGCTGAACAGGCTCTTCAATTGCCGCCAACCCAAACGGGTCAGGAGCAGCAGCACCAAGAGCTTG